GTGCTTGGTGAATCCGTTGACCTGCACGTAGGACTTCCCGTCAACGACGTACACCTGCACGAAGCCACGGTCCGACAGCTGAGCCAGCAGGCCGGCGATGTCGCACTCGTCGTACGGCAGCACCTGGGCCTTGATCTTGGCGTGCCTGCACTCCATCCGGCCGTCCCGGTCAACCAGCGTCCACAGCCCGGCGAAGAGCAGCCGGGCCAGCGGGGCGCATTCGGCCAACTGGTCGTTTGAGAAAAACCCCGGCTTAAGCAGTCGTGTGCGTGCCATCCTTGGCTCCCTCCATCATCTGCCGAAGAAAACCGAATGCTCGCTCCATGTCGCTAAACACTTGCGGGCTCCATGTTTTGTCGTACAGGTGCCGCATTAACTGCTCGTCAAACAAACGATTTGCTGTGATGTGTCCGTATCCCTGCTTTTCAACAGCAATGCAGGTGTCACAAAACACTATTGACCACTCGCCAAATGTCTTGTGCACGTACCATCCGTCTTCATCTTGCCGCTCAATCAAGTCGTGCGGGAAGACGATCGTGTCTGACTTGCGGCTGTTGCATGTTCTGCATGCGGCAACCAAGTTCGACTCGTGGTCGCCGCCGCCCTTTGACCGCGGAATCAAATGGTCGACCTCGAGAAAGTCGGACCCCGGCATTGCCGAGCAATACCTGCAAGCGAACTTATCTCTGTGCAGGATCTTGAACCTGTCTGCTCGCTTTTGCCGCCACTCATCTTTCATCACTTCACCCTCCAAACCACCGCCATGCGTCCGCTCGCGGTCCGCCTGGTGCTTCCGCTCTCGACGATCATGCCGCGTCGTGCCAGCTCGATTCGCCGTGGTCGCACGGTTGACGGGTTCATCTCGAGTTCGTTCGCGATCTCCTCGTCAGTGGCACCGCTGGGCCTCCGCGAGATGAAGTCGAGCACCCGCTTCTGGAGTGCGTTGAGCGTGGCCGGCGTCAGCGAGTCGGCTGCCGCGGCCGAGGTGACCGAGCCGCGAACGGCAGGGGCATGCTGGGCGAAGAGCGGGCCGGCACAGTCTTCGATGCCGTAGTGGTTCATCACGCATCCTTTCGTGTATTTGCCCGGTTACGCCGGGCTCGGTCGCCTCACCGTGGAGTCGGCGGCGACTGCGGTGGTTACTCGCCACTCCCGCAAGGCGACCAATGCGGCCGATGAATGCAGCCGCTGCGGCCATGGTGGGCCGGTTGTCTCAATCCCCTGTCCAGTTGTTTTTCCAGCACGACGGCGACGGTGCCCGCGGCTCGTGCTTGTCCCTCAACTCGTAGTAGTCACGTAAGTTCGCCTCTGCCCGCAGCTGGAATCGCATCGCGTCGTCCCGCAGCCGCGCGACGGTGTCCGCCATGGCGTGCTGTCCGGCGCCCCGCAGGTACTCAATGACGGCTTGCGGTGTCATGCGGTCACCTCCTCTTCGCCGATGAGGATCTCGGCCTTGCCGTGGAGCAGGTCCACCAGGTCGTCGCGGATGGCGTCGGTGAACACACCCTCGGCGTGCCGTGCCGTGATGAGGTCGCGGAGCTTGTCGCAATCGGCGAGCGTCTTGACCCGCTGGATGGCGTGAAGGGCCTTCTGATATGGCGTCTCTGTAGCAACGGGGGCGTCCAGTTTGGGCCGCACCACGACTGGCTCGCGTGGCGTCTCGCGGACCGGCTCAGGCGTCTGGTAGTCCTGAGCCTCCTCGGCCGTCACAAGGCCACGCAGGGCGTCGGCGAATGCGTTCCGCAACGCAAAGCCCCGTGCCCGCAGCCCAAGCATGCGGCTCGGGTACTGGGACCATGGTCCCGACTTGCCCCACAGCCCCGCCTTCTTGGCGTCGGCGACGGAGAACTTGGCGACCGTGGGCTGCGGGTAGCCACGACGTTGCACCTCGCAGATGGCGGTCAGGCTGTCGCCGTCGCCCTCGGTGTACTCGCGGACGTAGAGGCACTGGGAGCTCGATTGCACCAGGGCCAAGGCCGCGTCGCCCCAGATCGTCGGCCTGCCGTTGATGACGGCGATCGACTGGAGCGCCTCCAGCGGGGTCAGCCCAACTTCGGCGCCTTTCTGGATCGCCAGAAGGCACGCTTCCGGCTTCCCGCGAAACTCCTTCGGTGCAAAGTCAGAGTTGGCCACCATCTTGGCGAACCGCCATGCGTCCTCGAACGTCAAGAGGGACAGTCCGCCGGGCCGATACGTGCTGATTTCCGTGGTCATCTGTCATGTCCTTCGTAAGAAAAACTGGGTTGGTTCTCTGTCAAAAACCCGCTCCGCGTCCTGCTCGGCGGGGTGTCGTGCGTCCGTGCTACTGGGGCTCCGCCCCACTCCTTCCACCGAATAGATCCTCCGTCCGGTGGTCCTGTACGTCCGTGAAGTTCGTCGCCTAATAGGATGCCGAAGTCCGATTACCGAAGGGGGGAACCTAATCGCTGTCGGGGGGGCATCAACCCCCATGCAATTTCCGCCATAATTCCTGCGGTCAGAACGGCACAATCTGCTCGGCCGTCACCGCGTGGTGCTCGTTGCCCCGGTCAGGGACATGCCGCCGAACGTGGTACGTGTCGTCGGTCAGCACCTCGACCACGACGCCGGCCAGCGTGCGGCCCTTGTCTCGCCACTTGATGCGGTCGCCGACCGCGTAGGTCGTGACGAGGCGTCCGTCGCGGTAGCGGGTCGTGCCGCCCGAGACGGTGTGCTCGGGCATGGCAGCGACGGCGGCCTGGTACTCGTTGTCTCCGGGGTGTTTGCTGATGCTCATGCGATCGTTGCTCCTTTTCTTACGTTGTCAGCAGCCCAAAGCGGCTGAACGTTGGTGTAGTGACAAGCCCTGCTGAGTTCGGCCTCATCCGTGAGGTCGAACGAAGAAAGAGGGAGGATGTGATCGAAATGCCAGCCGGACCGGCCGTGATTGCTCCACGACATGCCTTGGTCAAACTTGGCCTCGATATGTGCGATGAACTCAAGCCAATCGCAGCCAAGCAGCTGCACGATCCTTGTTGACTTAGAAACTGGCAGGCCAGACAGATGCCGTCTCATCGCCCTGCAAGTCCAACTCAACACCTTGCACTGCACCGCAAAGCTCGGATCAGATTGCCTCTTCGCGGTTTGCCACTTGGAAAACCACTTGTGCCGCTCCCGTTTGTTAGTGAGGTAATAGGCGCGTGCCTTTTGCGGGTGTTTCCTTCGGTACTCCGCGGCAACTGCAGAAACTCGTTCTGCGTTGTTAGCCAGCCATCGCTTAGTCCTGGCCCGAATGGCTTCTTTGTTGGCGGCGTAGTACTTGCGGTTCTTCGCTGAAGTGTCTTCGCGGCAGGCGTCACGCTTGGCCTTTAAGGCGGCACTGTTTGCCTCGCGATAGGCCTTTCCTTGACGTGCGATTTCGTCCCGATGTGCGTCGCGATAGGCCTTGCGTTGTGCCTTCAATCGCTCGCGGTTGGCGAGGTAGTAAGCACGCTGGTATTGCCTGCGGACCTGCGTGGTCGTGTGTTCAGGTTGTGCAGTCATAGACGGGGCACTCACTTCACAAGAGGGGGTCAACATATCCGTTCTCCCAAACTGGTCAAGCGTTCACTGGCCGGAATCTGCAAGGCGACTAAAGCACGGGGGGAAACGGTAGGTTTGCGGGTCGGGTTTCGGGACGGTAGCGTGTTGCAGTACGGCAACTAGAGTCAACCAAGAATCTTCCAGGGAACGGCGGCCAGCAGTTCGAGCAGGTCGTGCACCGCGCGAGCGGCTGGCGAGTCTGTGCCGAGTTCCTGGCCGATGCGGACTAGGACGAGTGCTGGCATCAGCTGCGAAAGGAGGCGTTCCATCGTTCGTCTCCCGGTTGGCGTTGCGTCAGGTCTCAATTGCCTGACGAACTGGATAGTAGCAATATCGCAACTACCGTCAAGAGCACTTGAGAGGATTTTTTTGGAGCCCCGTTTCGCTCGGGGATTAGCGGGATTTCCGCTTCTTGGTCGGACGTGTGGTCGCCCGCTTCCGCTTCCCTGCCCGGCTGGTCAGGGTGCCCTTGAGGGCTTCCGCCGACGCACGGCTCACGGTCCAAGCCCGGCCGTTGACGAGCCAGCCATCGAGCGGGCAGCCGCGGGTTCTGTCCGACGAGGGCTTGCCCTTCGCGTCGCGCGGCAGGTGTTTCAGCAACAGACGCCGGATGAACTGCTCTGAGCAGTCGGCGATCTCGGCGGCTTTGGCTACCGAAACCCAGTCATCGTGAACAGCCATGGCAATCATGTCCCAATCGTAGTGGCGTAGTCGCAACAGTCAACCAATCCCCACCTTCAATCCTCCCAACTTGCCCCGGCCAGCCGACCCTCCGTAGGATCGACTGGCGGGGGAAGTTTCAACGGAGAGGGCTCCGTTAAACATCTGTACACTATGGGGGAAGGAGGTGCCCGATGACGATGCGAGAGTTGCTGGAGCGGTATGCCCTACTCATGAATCTGTCGGCCAGGTCGATGACGCTCTACGGCCACACGATCGACAAGTTCGCTGAGTTCCTCGGCCGCGAGCCGCTGATCACGGATCTGGAGGACGTGCAGGTCTCGAAGTTCCTGCGGTGGCGAGCCACGAACCCCTGCCGGGGGCGCGTCGTCAGCCCGCATACCGTCGCCAAGGACCGCAGCCAGTTGCTGGCGATCTGGACGTGGGCCTGCAAAAAGAAGTTGCACGGCGGCGAGTGGCCGGGCCTGCCACGCCAGAAGCGGGTGCGGCGGACGCCGACCGCCTACACACTGGACGAGATGAGCCGCCTGGTCCGAGCCGCCAAAGCCCGCCGAGGGGCAATGTCCGGCGTGCCTTCGGCCTGGTGGTGGAGCACGCTTCTCCAGTCCGCATGGCAGACCGGCGAGCGGATTGGAGCCCTGTTGGATCTGCGGTGGCGTGAGGTGGACACGTCGCAGGGGCGGCTCGTATTCCTCGCCGAGACCCGCAAGGGCCGCGAGCGTGACCTCGTTGCCCCGATCACCGCTGCCCTGGCTGCTGAACTGGAGAGCCGCCGGGGCCCGCCTGACGCTCTGGTGTGGCCTAGGACGGGCCATCCGCTGTCGCACTACGCCAGCATGCGGCTGCTCTGCCAGACGGCAGGCGTGCCCGCCAGGGCGTTCCACGCGATTCGCAAGGCGTCGGCCTCCTACGTCGCCGCTGCCGGCGGGGATGCCACGGCCCACCTCGGACATGCCGATCCGGCGATGACCCGTGGACACTACCTTGATCCGCGGATCACGGAGACGCACCGGGGGCTGGACTACCTGCCGCCGCTCGACCTTGAAGGCCCGCCGAAGGACGGGGGTAGGCCGGCGGCGTGACCGAGCAAGCGGGGAGGCGGCAACGTGGAGGAGGACACGTCGTCGCACTCAACCCGCCGCCCGGTCAAGCAGTCTCTCGCTCCGCTCTCGGATGCACGCCGGCCAAGCCCACGGCCTGCTCCAGCCCACGCCAGAATCCCACCGCAGACAGCAGCGGGTTGCACCAGTCGCTCATAACGCAGAAGTCTGTGTTGTACGGCGATCGGTGGTGGACCGCGTGCCCGTCTGGCGACGACAGCAGGCCGATGAGTTGCAGCCCCCGTATCGGGCGTGAGCATCGCTGGTGCGCCCACCCGTGAACCTGGTTGGCCTGGCTAGAGAACACCGCCACAAGGGCGAGCCAGTGCTGCCCCGCCGCCAGGGCGACGAGCGATACGGCAGCCGCGGGCAGGATCGTCGTCCAGTTGCGTTGCCAGTAGCCGCCGGCCAGAAACGCCCGGGGCTCAGAGTGGTGCCGGATGTTCGGCGCCACGACGTGCCGCCCCAGCACCGGCCACGCGGGGTCGCCGTATCGGTCCTCCCACCAGTGGACGATGCCCGTGGCAACGTCGGCAGCGAGCCACGCCGAGAGGACGTACAGACCAATCATGCGTCCTGCCCCCTCATCTATCCGGCCAGCACTCGTTGCTATCAGCCCGCAGGCCGCCGAGGAATTCGTCCGAGACGTAAGGCCCGCTCGGGTCGTCGCCCCAGCGGCAAGTGTGTTGCTCACGCCTCGCTCGCTCAACGGCGAGCGTCCCCTTGACCCGGCTCAACTCCGCGAGCAGCCGCATGACGTGAGCCGCGAGCGTACCGCTGGTCCCGGTGTACGCACCGCTGAACCGGCGGGCGTCCTGCTCGCACTGCTGGAGGTAGGCGTCGGTGAGGGGTTCAGCCACGTCGGCACTCCTGGTGGCAGGCCGCGTAGCCAGCGATGTCGATAGCAGCGTCGTCGGTCGCCGCTGGCCCCATCTGGCGGGCGATCTTGTCCAAGACCATGACGAGAGCCCAGTCGGCCGGCGTGAACGTCGTGCCGAACGCCGCGTTGACGAGCGAGGCGGTCCTCTGGAAGTGCTCCGTTGGTGGCCCGTACTTGCCGTGCCGGTCTCGGATCGTCGCGATCGCGTCCCGCAGCGTCTGCTCTGCCGGCGTGACGGGCTGGAAGCCCGGCTCCCACTCGGCGTAGGTCTCGCTCAGGACCGAGTCGCCCCGCTGCCGCCCG